AAATCACGTCCAGAAAAACCCAGAATTTGTTTATAGGAGTTTAGGATGGGAAAAACGTACCTTCCATAAAACTTGCCCCCCTCTACTCCATTATCAACCCCCCCTTTAAACAATTCCATGGTTGGTCCAGAAATACCTCGACGCTCCCAATATTCATGATTAGGAATTAGGTGGTTTAAGTTATTATCGTCGTAAATTTTATTTTGATTAATAAAAATATTTTGATTTCTTTTTTTAAAAATGCTGTCTCCGCTTCCAGCCTCTTCACCCAGCCATTTCCTTGCCTCCTGAATGCTCTCAAGATTAAGTGTTAGCCTAACTAATTCAGCCAAAGGGCCCCTAATATCACCCCTTGCGTGATCAATAAAATAACCGGTATCTTTGTAGATAGACAAAACATTACCTTGGTTGTCGGAGTCTCGATAAAGCGGTTTAGTTCGATATTCTTTACCGTACTCTTTTAAATGAGAGTAGCCCAACCTTTCTAATGCCTCTTTGACTTCCATTTTATAAAATATCATCATCATCTAGATCAATGTCATCATTTTGATGTGCAACGATTGATCTAAGATCACCCTTTTCAATAATATTAAAATTATCTAATTCAAAGCACAAATAATTACGCCCTGTAATCCAGTGTCCATTTTCGCCCCTTCTTCTTACAAAATCTAAATGGCCCACGGCCCTTCTACCCATGTGCCTGCTTTTTACCACTGTAAATATATGTGTGCCATTTCTAAATGCGCTAGGATCATGTAATTGTCTCAGATGCTCTGCCTCCTCTTCACCAATACCCTCATCAAGGGCAAGCTCTTTGGCGTTTTTAGTTCTCAAGATTGCTACCATTTCAGCATACCTTTGTATTCTGTCGGAATCGGCAATAGCGGTACTATCGTCAGCTATTCCTGCAGTCCTGTTAAAGGAATCGCCTGACCTATTTGCTTGGGCAGCGGTCAAAACAACAGCGTTCGTTTGAACCGCTAGTTGATGCAATTTATCTACGTGATCGCCTAACGCTTGGTGTTCCCCCCAGTGACTCTTAACAGCCCTTTCGTCACACTTGATATAATCATAACAAATTAAGAATGGATTACCTTCCCCCACTTCTCTGTAGTAAAAGTCTAATACCAAGGCTTCGATTTCTTCAATAGATTTTCCGCCGACATATATATGAAATATATTTGCTTCAGAATCTATTGTGTTTGCGGTAGCGTAAACTTTTTCTTTGATTTTTTCATTTTTCCACCATTCATTTTCCTCGAGTGCATAAACAGGGACACCTGATAAAGCTCCAAACAATCTGTGCTTAATGGGAGTGCTTCTCATTTCGGTGTCTATCATTAACACAGGGATATTGTGCTCTTTAAGGATATGCCATCCTACATGGTTTAACATGGTTGTTTTCCCTTGACCCCCTCGCGCCACTATTACATGCACTGCACCCTTTCTAAGTTTACCATAGTAATCATTCAATAACTGATACGGCCAGTCATAACCTATTTCGTTTGGTTGAGGGTTTGCCGCCCTTTCTTCTAGTAACTCAATATAGTTTTTAAATAATTTTTCAGGTTTTTCTTGGTTCGCCAAGGGGAGTCTTACCTCGTCCGCCCATTTGGAGTTTATTTCATTATGGATGTCGTAAAGAGGTTTATCACTGTTAAGAGACCTCTCTATTTTTTTAAGAACATCTTTGGTGTCTCTGCGATATTGAAGGTCTCTCAGTTGGTAAATTAACTCCTCAATACTATCTTCTTCGGGGGGGTTGAATGCAATGCTTTTTACATAGGGGCAAAGAGATTTGCCCTTTTCATCGGTAATGTTGTGAGCGTGAATTTTGTCAGCTACCGTAATTGCATCGGTCTTTCTCTCTTCGGAAAGGGAATTGTGAATTACATCAAATATTGCTTTATGAGAGGGGGCATAAAATAAATCACGAGTAAGAATTTTTCTATAACGAGTAATTTGTGTGGGGTAATTGAGTATACCGGCCAATACATCTTTTTCGGTTTCTGTAGAGTAATCCTTGGTCATTTTATGGCCTTTAGTATCGGTATTTTTTGGTTTTAAGTCAACGCCTTAAAGCTTAATATCAAATTTATTCTTAAAAAAGTCATAAGATAAGTAGGGCACCTCGTCTTCTTCGATCTCAATTAAAATAAAATTATTATTTTTAAGCCATACAGATTTTTGGTAATCTCTCTTAATCCCCTCAAGATATTTTGAGCGAGAATTATTATGAAAAAATTTATTAAAAGAAGAATGCTGTTTGCCTTGTACTTCAATGGCTATTTTTTTCGTGGCATTAAGGATGTCGACGCTCATTCGCGAGCCAAAAACTGGAAATTCTTCGTAAACTATACAATTTTGCCAGTATGGTTTTAAAAATGACTTTACTCGAAATTGAATTTTAGAGCGACTTTTTTTACTCCACTCTATTAGGTATTTAGTTACGTTTTTCGATTGTTGTTTTCCGTATATGTTATATAGTCTCATCAGTAAAATTGGTGGAAGCGGCGGGAGTCGAACCCGCGTCTTTAAAGCCATCGGCTCAAATATACTACAAGCTTAGTCGGTGTTAATACTCGCTTGGCATGTCACCGACAAACGGCTTACACGAGTTCGTGGTACGATTTTTCTTTAACCTAGCTCGAACCACTCTAAACACTAGGTTTTTGCTCGCTGTCGTCGCCCTAGCTCCTTAACGAGCATCCAGAGTAGGACGTGACGGGGTTTATGCCGCCATTTGGAGCGCTTCCTCCTCAACGTAACCGAACTGAGCGAGAATCTCGTCAGCCTCGGCTACCGAAGGAGCCATCTCCATGTCAACATTATCGTTGGCATTTAGGTTTTTTTGACAGTTTTTTAAAGAGGCCAACCATCATCCTCTGCTTGCAATTTGGCGTAAGGTTCTAAATCGAATCCAGTACGCTCCCATAAAATATATTACACCTGATTTGAATGAAAGGCAAGGGTATTAAGATTTTTTCAATACATCTCTAAATTTATAAAATAAATATTTTCCAATTTCTTTGTTTTCCTCTAGGTATTTTCTAAGGTTATCAATTCCCTGATGTTGTTTCTTGAACTCTGTTTTGGTTTTTTCCTCTACTTCTTCAATAACTTCGTCAGATATGGTTACCCATGCACCTTTAGCTGTAGCCATGTCCCACATCAACATCATGTCGACAACCTCATACTCAACCCATACACTTTTACCCCCTACTCTACCGTACCTAATTGGATAACGCACTTCAGTACCAGTCTTTTCATTAGCGCTTTTTCTAAAAATAACCTTGCACCAGTGCCCTAACTGATCCCCTTTGCCGTTGGGCTCTGTGGAGATTATGTCTTTGGACCACCGAGGTTGAAATTCCAAAATCCAATCACTGTAATGAAGCGCCGCGTTACCTCCAGAAGCGTTTGTGATTTTGGGCTCTCCTTTCTCATAGGGGTTAATTTTGATTCGACTTCTTACCTGAGAAACCAGAAAGCAAATATGTCCCTTGCTGGCGAATGACAAGGCCATTCTTTTCAAAAAATCCGACGTTAAGAGGGAGCCACCGGCCACCTTTACGGCCTCATCTGACCCCTTTTCTAAGTCCCCACGCGGCACCAAGGCATCCATGGAATCTATAATAAACATGTATCGTACATCTTGGGGGTTATCGTGTACGAGTTTTCTCAATAAATCTATTGCTGATTCAAAAATATTACATTTATATACAAACCATTTTTCTTTACTTGTGTCTACCCCTGATCTTTGAATCATTTCGTCAGAAAGCCTTCCCTCGGACTTAACGTAAATTATCATAGAGTTTTCCATTTTTTGAAAGTTTTTGGCAAATGCCAAGGCGCAAGATGTTTTGCCGCCCTCGGTAACCCCTGAGGCTCGAATGACTCCCGGTTTTATGCCACCACCCATTTCAATGTCTAGTTTTAGGCTGCCGCTAGAAATTGTATAATCTCGCTCTTCTTCAAAGTTGTAGTGATCGCCTTTATTTTCATTTAGATACGCTTGAATTTGCCCGACGGGCCCGCTTGCGTTACTTTCTTCCTTTTTCTTTTTCCTCATAATAGTTTATTTTTGACTTTTGGCGCGAATTGTCTTTGCGTCTTCTATCAAGTGGGGTATCCCGTGGTTTTGCCCGAAGACTTCAAACGTATGGGCAATTTTTAATCGTAGCTTTTCATTCTGGTCAAAATAAGCACCTAATTCCACGTGCCACGGGTCGGTATCTAAAGGAC